TAGAACGAGTAACTTGAGGCGTAGGCTCTACAGCAGCAGTAGTGACAGGAGTCTCTACAGGTCTGTTCATTCGAGGCTTATAGTCTTGACCAGATAATGCTTTAGGCTGTAAAGATACAGGTTGAGGGGCTAGTTCTGGTTTTACTTCAGGCTTACGTAATGGTGGGGTAACAATAGCCCCTGCAGCACCAACACCAGCACCTAGCCCAGCACCTAGCCCAGCACCATAAATAGTGTTCATTAAACGGCTATCGCCAAACTCTTCGTATACAGGAATAAGAGCACCCTGAGCTGCTCCCTCTATACCACCACCAGCAGTAATTCCTAAAGCACTAGCTATTCTAGGGGCATTAGGTAAAGCTTTAGTAGCGCCTGCTACAGCTAATTTAGCACCAGTACCACCAACAGCTAAGCCAACAGGATCAACAACAGCACCTGTCAGCATACCTGAGAAGTAATCTTCAGGCGCTCTAGCTCGTTCTACTCTATTGTCAAACTCTTCATCAAGAGATTTCTTAGGTGCTATACCCAAACCACGAAGAGAATCTAACAAGCCATCTTTAAAGCCAGCTATAGACGCTGCGTTGACACGTTGAATACCCATACCACCAGCAGCAAACGGAGCCATCTCTGCAGCCTGTGCAGACGTAAGACCACTAAACCCAGCCTCTTCAGGACCAAGCTCTTTAGCTTTACGCTCGACAGCCTCATTCATCAGAGTAGCACGAACCTGCTCTGGTATTTCATTAACAGGGGTATCCCCAAAGATCACTAGCAGATCATCTACGGGTATTTGATCAATAGGTGTGTTACCGTACTTCTCTAATAGTTTTTCTACTGTAGGTGTCTGCTTAGTGTCGTCTTCTTTAACAGCAAGCTGTACCATTATTAACGACCTCTCAATTGATTAAGAGTAGGAACTCCGCTTGTAGGTGGTGTAGGCGAAACATTTCTTTCAGGAACTCTTCGAGGAGACCATACATATTCAAAGTCTTGACCTATTGCAGAAATAGCAGTATCATTTAATAAGTTGTCAATCCTTTCAGGTACGTTACCGTTCTCATCTAAGTAAATTTCTAACTTAGTAGGTTTTGCACTAGGAGCTGATTGACCCATAAAAGCTAGCGTAGGATCTTGCCTACCTTGATAAGTAACTAACAAAGTACGCTTTTGTCCTTTTTTAGCTTGTTCAGTCTTAGAGAACTGACTAGCTTCTGCTCTAGCTACTTCTGCTGCCGCTTTACTACCAAATGCTTGTACTGCAAGGTCAATAGCTTCTTGTCTGTTACCGTCAGTTATTGTATTTTTATTTAACCACTTAGCCCACTCCCTTGCTTCTTCTACATCAGCATCTTCGTCAAGGCGAGTTAGTATCTGTGCCTGAGTAAGACCACGGTACTCTTCCTTTTTATTTTCTGGTACGTACTTATCAAAGAATGTCTGGAACTGCTCGTCAGTTTCTTTCGTTTTCTTTTGACTACGAATAGACTGTAATTGATTTTCTACAGAAGTAACATCACGACCAGCAGGTGTTGCTAGACTACGTATACGAGACTCAAGACTAGCAATCTTTTCAGGATCAGTCTCAGTTATGTACTGTTGATACAACTTGTTTAACTCAGCAGTAGCCTCAGCCTTTTGAGTATCAGCTATACTTTTTTTAGCAGCATCCATTTGAGCTTGTGCAGCGTTAATCTGAGCAGGAGTTTTAGCTGTCTGCATAGCTACCTGAGCACGTTGCATAGGAGTTGCGTTGCGTAGTGCTTGCATTTGTTGCTGCTGCGCTTGTTGTTGTTGTAACTGACCCGGAAGCTGTGCCGCTTGTTTTGCAGCAGTAAACAACCCCTGTTGGTACGAAGGCTGAAGAAGCCCTTGTAAAAATGTTTGTGAAAACTTAGCCATAACTTATTCCGCCTTAATCACCAAATATGCCTAAACCTTTTAATATATTTAAAGCATCTGCAGCACCTGTTGATTTAGGTGTCATTGCACCAGATAACAAGTTAGCGCCTACACCACCTAACAAATTAGCCCTTGCTTGTTCTGCAATAAGCTGTGCTTCTAGACCAGACATAGTAGCTTCACCAAACATACCAGCACCAAACTGACGTGTTTGTTGTTCTAGTTGTTGCTGTCCAACACCGGGTTGAATACCAGCTATTAACTGCTGTTGCGGTATGTAACCTGAGCCAAGGAACTGCTGACCTAACGCTGCTTGTTGCATTTGCTCTGCCTGAGCCTGTTGCATAGCTCCTAACATTGCTTGATTACGTGCTTCTTCTTGTGCTTTTGCTAAGGTTAACGCTTCAGGAGTACCACCAAACGCTGCCGTTTGAGTACCTAAACGACCTTGTGCAGCTAAGCGTTGCTCTAACTGTTGTCGTTGTCGTTGCTCTTCAGGTGACATAGCAGCTCGCATACGCTGAAAAATAGCCTGTTCACGTTCTTCAGTAGGTTGTGTAGCCTGTCCAAAAAACCCACCAGCTCCGCTAAACAATTGTTGTTGTAACGCCTGCTCTTCAGGTGACAATGACATTGAAGTTTGAAGAGTACCTTCAGGAGTTATCATAGAATCAAAACCAGAACCAGTAGCAGTAGTCACAGTAAAAGGTTTAAACTGAGACATTTCTAGTTGTCGTGCGGCTAAGTCTTCCGCCCCTGTTCTAGCTTCTTTTCCTATGTCACTTAACCGTCCGTAAGCTTCACCTGTAAGAAGACCACCAAGAATACCGGGAAGCAAAACACTAGGTTGAGTAACGTAATCAGTTAGACCTCCTAAAAAATCAAAGAAGCCGCTGCCTCCTCCAATAGTTCCTTCGTCTGTTGCTACAGCCATTAGTATGTACCTCCATCAATAGTTCCTGTTGACAGCGTACCTGTAAAAGTCAATGCAGGAATTGTTACTGTGCCTGTAAAAGTAGGCGAAGCAAGATCTGCCTTCGTAGCGATAGCTGTAGATATGGCGTCAAACTCTGTTTCAAACTCAGCGCCCTTAATGATTTTACCGCTGTCCCCAGAAGGTAGACTGTCTTTAGCGGCAAAGTCAGTGGTCTTTGTATAGTTACTCATAGTACTTTACCCATTAGTGCTAATACGTTAATCTCTTGGAGAGACAAACCTGAACCGTCTATGTCTGCTTCCAACCCAATTGTTATAACTCCACCGCCTCCGGTAGTGTTTATGCCACGGCGTGACGTAAGATCACCACCTGTAAATTCTGCCGTGCTGTTAAATTCTGACTCGTTATAAAACGCAGTTACCTGATTGCCTACGGTAAACTCGGCTGTCTGAAAGAATGTATTAAAGTCATATGACCACTTAAGAAACATAACAGCGTTGTTAGCACCAACAATAGTAGGACGTAACTTTTTTAATATTTTAAGTTTAGACGGATCACCAAAGGTAAGAGCAGGACTGTAATACTTAAAGCGATATTTACTACCGTTGTCCCTATAGCCGCTGTACTCTCCTATACCTTCACCGTTGCCAATCAACAGTGTACCGTCATTCTTTCTACCGTAAGCGGTAAAGCCTGTACCGGGCCAACGTGTAACACGATAAGCACCGTTTTCTAATGTTCCTCTAACATCAAAGCAGAAGGTTGTATCTTGAGCAGTAAAAGTAATTAAGTAGAAACCTTCTTCCGGGCTATACACTGAACGGTAAAACTCAGTCTCATTCTGAAGCAAACCAATAATGTCTTTTGTAATTGTATTAGAAAGACTTGTAAGAGGCATTGACTTTTCTTGTATAGTTCTACCAAAGCTTTTGAGTCCTGTATGTGACAAAAACAATACGTCAGTACCTGTGTACTGTACAGTGTCTCTATCTACACAACCTACTCCTGATACTGTGTCCGACAACGCCATTGTTGCTGGAGCTTCAGCACCTTGATATACAACAATGCTGTGCTTACCAAAGATAATCAACAACCCGTTATGTGCGGCTAGTGATACTATTTCATCGTAACCATCAGGCCATACTTTAGAAATATTAATAGAACCACTAGTACCACCCGCCCAGTCATGACCTATTAATAAGTCAGACCAATAAATAGTAGATTTATCAGAACCAGAATCAGCCGTCCAAAGCCTCCCATAAGCCGCTAATACCTCGTTACCATACATAGCACCAGTTACACCAGCAGCACCGGAAACGCTGCTCAGTGTCACTACAGAGCCTCCTACGGCGTCATAAACAAGAGGCTCATTACTACGCTGAAAGAAATAGATCTTGTCGTTAAAGTTAACCATCTTCCAATTGTCGGAAGTAATGGTATAGCTACCGGGAGTTTCATCAACTAATGTTGTAGTACCACTAAGTATCTTGTTGTTACCTACAGAAAATACCTTGGTGTTTCCAGCGTTGTCTTCAAACTCCTTGATTGCTCTAATTTTTGCAGAGCCTAGCTCGGTCTTGTCTGTTGTAATAACGCTATAGCCTTTACGAGACGCAATACGCCCACGCTTGTCAATGACTGCATTATCAGCAACATCGGCAAACGATGGGTCCTGTGCCAGCGGAGAATCTTCTGTATTGATTCCCTTAAAAGCTGGAGCAACAAGATTTATGCTTTGTAATTGTTGAGCCATAGTTACCTCACGGCGTGTAGAAGATTGTTTCTTCTGGGTGCTTCTGTGCGTCTAAAGCAATAGCATCAGATAAGTATTTATCAGCAATAGAAAAATATTCACCAGCAGATGTACCGCCTGTTTCTCCTCGTTCTCGTGCTAGTAAAGCAACAGCATAATGAATAACAGGCATAGAAGGAACTAACAGATTGTCCGTGTCAGCAGACAAATCAGCCCCACGTAAAACGCAGTTAAACCTAATTGTATATACATCATTAGGCATGGGATAAACATCAATCTGGGTATCACCGTCACTGTTAATGCCATTATAAGTAAAAAACTTAGGAGAACCTTTTACTGGGTTTTGTATTAAGTATTGTTCATCAAAGTACTTAGCAGGACGATATTCCATAATTATATTAGAAGTATCATTAATTACGTTTAGCTCTTTAATTCTGTTTTGACTACCTGTTAGTACATAATTAAAAATGTCGCTAGTAGTTGTAATTGTTAAAGTAGTACGTAATGCTGACCAATCCCAAGAATCTTCTACAATACGCTTTGCGTCATTAATAAAATCACCCGCCATTTTAGAATACGTAGTACTTTGTACCGACGTTACTTCTTCTTCTCGAAGACGACGAAGTACATTATTCATTAAATTTAAATACGTCATGCCAACATTCCTTTTCTTCGTGTCGTCGAAGGCTTACCTAATGCAAGTCTTGTTGCTTCTTGAACATAATCTATTTGTGGTGGTGTTTGTGTTTTTTGTACTTGAAGCGGCGCTACTGAAGGAGCATATGTAAATGTTTCTAAGTAATCTTTAAACGGTACTTGCTTAGGTGCAGCAGGTGCAGCAAACATACCACCAGCAGATAAAGCAGATATTATATTTCCCGCTTGAATCTGTTGTTGTAACTCTTCTGTTTGTTCACCATAAAATGCTTCAAACTCATCAAAGCGTCCTTCTACATCTTCTTGTAAAGATATAAGGTCAGTACCTAGTGTTTCTAGTTCAGTACTAAGACCACCTTCTACAGCAGCAAGAGATTGAATAAGTGATGCTTCGAGTCCAGTTATGCTGGATAAAAACTCAGCCTCTTGATCACTAAACTGTGTAGCAATACCGTTTAATGCGTCATCAAATCTGTCATTAAGATCATCAAACCCGGCTTGTACATCTGTAGTAGTAGCAAAACCAAAGCTATCTACAATATTTGTAACGTCACTTTCTGACAATCCTTCAGGAAAGTCTATGTTAGATATAGCGTCGTTAACTACATCGCTTACATCGTCCAGAGATATACCCTCTGGTATACCGTCAATAGCGTCTTGAATTAACTGCTGTACTTCTTCTGCAGTAGCTCCTTCAGGTATAACAATATTGCCAATAGCAGTGTTTACTATGTCTTCTACTTGCTCAGGCGTAGCGTACCCAGCTTCTGCTAGTGCTAACGTAAGACGCTCGTCTGTAACAAAACCTGAGTTAGTAAGGGCAGTAGTAATATCTTCTGGTGTAGCGTAACCTGCTTCTGCTAAATACTGTAGTACTTGCTCTGGTGTAGCAAAACCAGCACCTTGTATTGCCTCATTAACTTGTTCTGTTGTAGCAACACCAGACAGCGCCTCTGTTAATTGATCTTGCGTTAAGTAACCTGCATTAGCTAATTCTTGTTGTATGCGATCAAAGTTTTCTTGTGATAGCGTTACACCGTTAGTTTCAAAGTACTCAGCAATATCTTCCATTGTAGGCATTGCATTGTAGTCAGGCAGTGTCTCAACAAAGTTCTGAATGATCTGATTAATCTGATCTTGTTGACCTGTAAACTCTGTATCAAGTTGTTCTAAAAAGTCAGCGAACAAACCTTCAACAACAGAAGTAACATTAGGATCAGGGTCAGGATCAGGGTCAGGATCAGGGTCTGGATCAGGCTGTGGGTCTGGATCAGGCTGTGGATCTGGATCAGGCTGTGGATCTGGATCAGGCTGTGGATCTGGATCAGGCTGTGGATCTGGTTGTTCAATAGGAGCTTGTTTGACGGGGGTAGGTTCAAAAAACTCACCAATGAAGAAGTCGTACTGAGACTGCTCATCCATGAGATTAAAGTCTCCGGGAATTATACCTCCTTCTTCTTCAAACCTTTGTGCTAATGCTTTAATAGAATACTGATAAATATCTTCTTCTAGTGCATGAAACGACAGATCATCGACCAACGACTGATACGTACCAGAATTAATTGTTTCTAGTCCAGTGTTTTCTAACTGTTCTCTGGTGTACTCCCCGTTAAGCTCAAAGTCAATGTCTTCGCTTTCTGCTAACTGAAAGTACTCATCTGTTTCACTGTTAACAAAGTAGTTGTTACCCCTGTTAGTAAACATAAGGGTAGGATCTTGTTCTGGTGTTTCTTGACCAAGAGGAAGTTGACTTTCTGTTGCTGTGCCTGAGTTTACTAGTACGTTACGTGCTGCACCATAAACAGCACTACCTACGTTTTCTGAAAGAATACCACCCAACCAATCAGGTATACCAGAGGGAAAACTACCTGCTAAAACACCACCAAGAACAGCGCCTGCTTGTGTTGGGTCTGAAACTCCTCCTACAATTCCGCCTATAACTTCTCTTACTTTACCCTCAACTGTTTCAGCAGCAGCAGTACCAGCACCGACAATAATAGCACCAATGTCGTTTAGGATTTCGCCAATATCTCCTTCTTCCCAAGCTTCATTAATTTTTGTTTCAGAAATAATATTACTAATGTCTTCTATAGCTTTACCAACTGAAGGAAAAAAGATTACGCCAGCAGTAGGCATCCAGTTAGGTAGCGATATTCCGGGAATGTAAGGGATTACAGCGTCTAGAATACCGCCTTCACCAAAAACCCTACCACCAGCATCTAAAATATCTTTTGTTGTGACAGTAACTCCACCGCCACCTCGAAGAACTATTGTTTGTCCACGGGGACCACCAACAGTAGTAATGGGAGAAGTAGGAGTAGTTCCTGCAAAAGACTGTGCTGCGCTTTCTAAATATGCGCTAGTGTTTGTTCCTGTAGGCGCAGGAATATTCTGTAGTTCTTCAGGGTTAGTTTCTAGGGTTTCAATAATTCTATCTGCTTCTGCAATAGAAATAGTTTGATCCCACCACTCAGTGACACCATCTATGTCACTAAGAAAATCAATTTCAAAAGCAACAAGCTCATCAACAGTAGCTTCACCGTTTGCATAAGCGTTAAATAAACGAGTTAATGCTTGTGCTTCTTGACCACGGTAAACCCTGTCCATGTCGTCTGAATCTTGATCTTCGTAATAAACACGCAAGTAATTATTAAGAAGCTCCATCCACTGGTCGGGACTAAACTCACTATTTTTAAACCAACCACGTTGAGCCATAATTATTTCTTCCAGTTAGCCAGACCACGTAGGCCAAACGATGCTGCAACAGCAGCGCCTAGAAAACCTTTGTACCACTCAGGCATAGAATCTAACGCAGCAAACCCTTGCATAACTACAGGAACCATAGACGGAAAGAACGCAAGTACACATGGGACTGAAAACAAAATGGTAAACCATTCGTCTTTCCATGAGTTAGCTGCGTTGTTTGCATGGATGTTTTCCCAGTTTGC